CGATGCATCGTCGACGCGCTGTACGTCGACCCGTCGAGGCTCGCGATGCCGAACGCCTGCGGGAGCCCGTTGTCGCGGGTGATTTCAGCGCGGGTGATGACGCGGTCGTCGGTGTAGTCGGGCTGCATGTCCATGAAGGGTGCGCCGAGATCACATTCGAACGTTTCGGCGATCGCTGGGCGCGCGTTCGGGCGTGGCCGGAAGACCGCCTTGCCGGCCGGGTTCATCCAGAACGCGGCGCCGCCGCCCTCGGTCCGCACGACCCGTTGGATGTACTCGAGCACGTTCGCGCCGTCGATGGATGACGGGCCGAGGCGTTCGCCGGCGTTGTCGTCGATGTCGACACCTGGCGGCCAGCCGGCGATCATTTCGCCGAGCATGCGGACGCGGATGCGGCCGCCCGTCGAGTCATTGTCCCACGGCCTGAACGCGTAATACGCGTGCAGGTATGCCCAGAACCCGGTGAACGGGGCTAGCTCGTGGTCGTAGATCGCGGCGTGGCCGAGCTCGAACTTCGGGGTGCGGAGAATCGGGTCGTCGAAGTAGCGGGCGCCGCCCCACTTGATGACCGGGCCAACGGTGACCGACAGGCCGGGAACGACCGGACCGAGCGCCGACGGCGCCGACACGTGGATACCGTCGACGAAGATGTCGTGGCCGCTCGGCCCGTAGCTGCACAAGACGTGATGCGGGCGGCCGTCGTCGATCCGTACATCGCCCCTGACCACGGAGAACGCGGCGCCGCCGGCGTCGACGACGAAGAAGCAGAACTCGTAGGGCTCGGTCGCGGTGCCGTCGCGCCGCAACAGGTGCACGACGACGCCGGGCGACGTCGATCGCACGAAGTTCCATTCGTTCTGGTCGAGCGGGTCGAGACGGCACATGAATTCGACCGTCACCTCGGTGCCCGTGAACGTCGGGAACGACGACACCACCATCTCCTGGTCGGGCACGTAGGTGGTGTCGGCGAGCTCGTCCCAGTCGCCGAAGCTCGCCGATCCGAGCGGGTCGAACTTGTTGAGCCCGTCCGTCGACTGGACTTCGCGGACGTAGGTGCCGTCGGCCTCGCCGGTCGTGTCCTCCGCTTGGAAGCCGGCCGTCTCTCCCATCGGCCACGTCGCGACCGCTGACTGCTGCACGGTCTGGCCCCACTGCAGCACCGACCGGGGGAGCTTCTGGCGGGCGAGGCGATCGAACCCGTCGACGGCCTCGAGCGTCACGACCGCGTCGGCGAGATGCCAGCTCGGCCGGAGCGCCTTGATGTACCCGCGGAACACGGGTTTGTCGGCGCCGTCGTTGCCGATCACGCGGATCTGGCGGTTCCGTTTCGTCAGGTGCGGCGCGTACGGCGACCCGGCGTTCGCGATGAGCAGGAACGCGTTGCGGTTGTCGAGCACCATCTTGAGTTCGCCCGCTTCGACCTGGTCGAGCTTCCGTTGCCGGCCGCGGCGCGTCGTGAACGACCGGACGCAGTTGTCGGCGTCGATGCGAACCCAGTCGCCCGGCGCTGGCTCGGTGTCCGCGTCGACCGCCCACGCGACCTCGACACGGAGATCGAGATCCTCGAGCCGAGCCATCTACGCGGCGAAACCGTTGCGGCGGTCGATGTCGGACTGCCGGTTCCGGACGACTTCGGTTAGTACCCGGCCGTCGACGACGACCTGGATGATCTCGTCGTGGCCGCCGCCGCTGGTCCCGCCGAGCGCGCCGAAGTCGAGCTGATGCGCGACCTTCGCGGGGACAACGACTTCGCCCTTGTGAGCGACGACGATGCCTGTACCCATGATTTCGCCGCCGATGTCGAGCTTCGGGACGTGCGGCATGGTCGGGAACGTGAACCCTTTGCCGCCGAGGCCGGGCACCCAGGCGGGGACTTTGAACGTGAACCCGCCAAGCGTCTTGTTCCACAGGTCGGCGATGAAGTTGAGCGCGGTCCGCCACGGCCAGGTGATGAAGTTGACGTACGACTTGAAGATGTTCCAAATCGCCGGGCCCAAGGTGTCCTTGAACCAGGAGAGGATCCCGCCGAACCACTTCTTGATCGTGTCCCAGTGATCGAAGATCAACTTGCCGATGAGGAAGGCGGCGGCGATCGCGAGCAGCCACGGCATCGCGGTCCCGATCATCGGCCCGAGCCCTTGGATGAGCGGACCGACCTTCGTGAAACCGGAGATGGCGGGGCCGAGGCCGGCGCCGAGCCCGCCGACAACGGTGAGGATCTGCCCGACCGGGCCGACAACAACTTCGGCCTTGTTCTTCAGGATCGCGAGCTGCTCGGCCCAGTCCCGCGAGTCCGTCGTCGCCTTATGAATCGTGTCCTGCCCGTTGACGACCGAAGCGAACATGCCGTCGAGTTCGAGCTTCCCGGACCGGATCGCGGTCGCCAACTCCGGGCCTGCCTTCGCGCCGAACTTGTCCGCGGCGATACCCAAGGCTTCGCCCTCCGTCGACGCGCCCTTGATCGCCGCGACGACACCGGACAACGCCGCGATCGGGTCCTCGCCCTTCTTCGCCGCGTTCGCCATCGCCTTGGTCATGCCGCCCATCGCCTTCTCGGTTTCGACACCGGACGACGACAGCTGCGCCATCAACGCAACGGACTGCCCGAACCCGAGCCCCATCGCCTGCAGGGGCGCCGCGAACTGGTCGACCAGACCGAATAGCGTGTCGATCGGTACGCCGGCCGCCTGCGACGCGCGGAACACCAGATCCATGGCGCCGGCCATGTCGGACGCCGGCACGCGGAACCCGGCCATCGCCCGCGTCGCCGCGTCGATGTCGGCGGGGATGCCGAGCTCCTGCAGATCGACGAACCGTTTCGCCAACTCCTCGAGCGGCGGCCCGGTCATTTTGGTGCGCGCCTCGAGATCTCCGAGCATCGACCCGATGTCGCCCATCCCGACGGTCGAGTCCTTCGCGAGATCTTTCATGATCCCGTCCATGTCCTCGAGCGCCTGCCCGGTGAGACCGGTCTTCACGCGGATCGAGTCGAGGCCGTCGTCCCACTGCTTGAACGCGACCGCTCCGAACGCGCCGATCGCCGCCGCCGCGGGCGTCAACGTCCGCGTGAGCGACGCGCCGACCTTCCCGGCCGACTGCCCGAACCCGCCCGCGGACTTGTCGACTTCCTTCTGCGCGCCGAGGAGGTCCTGCTTCAGCTGGTCGAGCGGCGCCGACAGATCGAAAACGCCGGCGCCTACATGGTCTGCGGCCATCAGCTCACCTTCCGTTTCGCCTGGCGGGCGGCGATTATGCGGGCGGCGTCATCCGCCGACGGCGACCGGTACCGGCCCGGTCCCGCCGCGACGATCGCCTCGCGCATGCGGCGCTGCTCCTGGCCTTCTTCGCGTGTGACCGCGTGGGCGGCGGCCTTGTGTTGCCACTCGAGCTTGAAGGGCCGCAGCCGCTTCTTCTTCGACCACGCCGCCGTCAGATAGGCGTTGAGCGCGACGGCGTCGACGGCGGTCTGTTCGCGGCGACGGTGCGCGGCGACGAGCACGATGAGTTCCGGGCCGGTGAGATCCCAGAAGCCGGCCGGCGCGATCCCGGCGTCGGCTGCTAGTCCGAGGAGGCGACCCCACCAGGAGTCGCGTTCGTAGGGACCGACTCGGTCGGTACCTCGCCTTCCTCGGCGCCGGCGGGCGACGTCAGCTGGTACACGTTGCCGAGCGGACGCGCGACCGCTTCGCAGAGGCGTTTGATGCCGATGTCCATCAGCGCACGCTTCGCGGACGCCTCGGTCACCTCGAGGTGCGATTCCTTCTTGTGCTTGCGGTAGCACTCCTGGCCTTCGTGGACGAGCACGAGGCAGACGCGGAGCGGGACGATCATCGACGCGAGGCCGGTGACGAGCTGCATCGGCGAGACGCCGTTGAGCTTGTCCTCGATGTTGAACAACGCCTCGAAGTCGAACCGGAGGCGGTAGATCTCGCCTGAGGCGCCGGGCACTTCGGCTTCGAACGACGACGGATGCGGCAGGACGGCCATTACGGGCCCTCGGGCACGGCGACCCAGATGCCGTCGGTGTCGGCGCTGAGCGACACGATCGCGGCGTCCTGGTCAGGGGCGGCGTGCGACAGCGACGTGATGACGGCGTCGACCTCTTCGATCGCGGTGCCGTTCTCGACGCGCGTGAACTTCGTCTTGTCGCCGTTGCGGACCGCGTCGCGGCAGATCAGGTAGGCGGGGTCTTCAGGGTCGTAGACGATGTCGACGCTGAGCGACCCGGAGTAGCGGCCGGCCTCGATCTCCATGGCCCGCGAGTCCTTGCACGACACGTCGATCGTGGACTGGTTCTCGTCCCATGACCCGTCACGCTGACAGCCGATCGTGATGAACGTGCCGGGGTCTTCGGGGTCCTCGACGCTGAACAGGATTGCGGAACCGTTGGGGAGCGCGACAGCCATGTTGGCCTCCTTCTATCCGGCGAATGATTGCTGGTGGAGTTCGAGTTGGCGGGCGACCAGGTCGGGGTCGCATGCCATGTCGCGGGGCCCTTCGACCTCGGCGACGTACGCGGCGTGGCCGGGCACCTGGATCGGGTTGCGGTGCAGGATCAGCCGGACCCGGTCGGCGATCGCTTCGACCCGTTCGA